GAGGACCAAACACTGAACGAACGTATAAACATGGGGCTTGAATTTGGAGAGAACATCGTTGAATTATTATTATCGCTAAGAAAAAAGAGTGGCAAGAAATCGAAAACAGTAACAGATACATGGAAAGAAAAAGGTAGAAGTCATTCTGAAACATCATACGAAGAATATCATTAATATGTGTTTATATCCTAAATTTATAAAAAATCCGAAATATAAGCCTAACAAAAAAAATAAAGGCAAACCTCCTGTCTGCAAAGATAGGAGGTTGTATTACATTCCCACAAAGTGTGGATGTTGTATTGAGTGTCGTAAAGAAAAACAACGAGAATGGAGAGTGCGATTAGAAGAAGAGTTACGCTCGAATTTTGGGTATTTCACTACATTAACGGTAGCGCCAGAAAGTATAAAAGAATTAGAAATAGATACGGGGCTAAAATGGAAAGAAAACCCAAACGAGATAGCAACAAGGGCATTAAGGTTATTTTTAGAACGAGCGAGAAAAGATACTGGGAAAAGCATAAGACATTGGTGCGTTACAGAATTAGGAGAAGAGGGAGACAGGATTCACCTGCACGGAATATTCTTTGGACAAAAAAGCGCAGAGCTTGTACGAAAACACTGGAAATACGGTTTTGTCTTTATAGGGCATACCTGTAATAGCAGAAGTGTAAATTACATGACAAAATACATGTTAAAGGTGGATGTCAAACATAAAACATTCAAACAAATCGTATTAGCTAGTAAAGGAATAGGAAACGGGTATTTCGACAGGCTTGATTTCCTCTGGCAAAAACAAAATTACAAACAAATCAATGTAGCTACCTATACATTCCGGAATGGTACTAAAATGGCCATGCCAAAATACTATAAAAACAAGTTATTCACAGATAAAGAGCGTGAAAAAATGTGGATAAATAACTTAAACAGGGGAATACTATGGATATTCGGAGAGAAAGTGAAAGCTGATGACTGGAAAACGATAGACAACCTCAGAACGTACTGGCAGAAGTATGGACGTGATGTAATGGGCGATGACCCAATAGCATGGAATGCGATGAAAGAGAGGCGAAAGGAAGAGAAACAACGCAAAGCTATCGCAGAGGCTAAGAAATTAGCCGAAAAATTCGGCACGGAAATTCTAGCGGAAGCTCCGTTACAGGACGAATTTCCTATGCAACAGAATGACTGGGATGAAATTGTGTACAGGTATTGGGACGAAAATAAGGAATACATGATAGAAAGGCATTGTAGGGTGCTGGGCATTAGCGCGTAAGGTTCGTTTTGACACTACACCTATTGCGTATTCACGCAAAAGTGAGTTTTCAAAACGATTGTGCAGAAAGCCAGAATTAGCTGACCATCAGAATACTACCAGCGGCAGAATTAGCGGCACAGATAGCTCGCTTCGCTCGGGGTGTTTAAGGCGGAAAGTCCTTCGTCCTTTCCTTGTCGCTTCGCTCCTTTTTGTACGCTCACTGACGCGGAGCTTGTTCGCTGTAAGCCTTGCAGGCTTGCGCGCAATACTATCAGCGAGTGTTAAAGACGGTATTTGCATATGTTAAAATGGGATATTTGCTTGCAAAATGGGATTTTTAACAGTATCTTTACACTGTAATCAAAAAAAGCAAGGTCATGAAAAAAGAATTTAACGTAATGCTCATAGCGTTAGAGCAAAAAGAGAACTATTTAGATATTCGCTTTTTCAAAACAATGGATAGCGCATATAAGTTCGGAAAAGAATTAAAGGACTATAATGAGAATTTTACAGTATTGGGGATATTTAATGTGAAAAAAAGTAGCAATCATAGCTGGAAAGTGTTAATTTATGATAAAATATTAAATATAAAACACCAGGTATTTGTAAATTCAAAAAAAGAGTGTAAAATTGTAACAAGAATATTTCTTGAATATGAAAATAAATACAACATAACCTTTAAAAAGAGATATTAATATGAAAGAAGAAATCAAACAATTCTTAAAAGAAAATTGGAAAACAGTAGCAGGTATCATAGGTGCGGCTGTATTATTAGCAATATCCTATATATTTGAAAGCTGTGGAAGTACCTGGCGAATATCAGGAAATACGGTAAACGTGAACAACAAATGCAAAAATGACTCAATTACACATCACAATGATACCATCGATTACGAAGTACGGCAAATTCCGTAAAAAAGAATGGGTAAAGTCAGCCAAGATACCCTTCGAAGCATTCAGTGAGGGCGTGTATTGCCTTATGTGGGAAGGGTTTGATTACGACACAGGAAATTGCTTAAAGGGTTTCCGCGTAGTTATGAATTGCTGTTTATTCAAAGAAGCAGAACGCCTTGAAGACGAGTTACGTAAAAACAAAATTATATTAACAAAAATTGAAGCAATTAAAAACATTTAATCATGAATTTCGAAGAATCATTAAAATGGGCAATCAGCCAAGATGTGGTAAAAATATCTTGCGTTAAAGATGGAGAAGATGACAAATACATTTTCACAGTAGGACAGTATAGTGTATCTCCGCTTATATTTGACAGTCAAGAAGAAGCAGAACAGTATCTCAGAGACAATGTCAAACTAACAAATTTAGATTTCGCAATTATCGGAGCGATGTGTCAAAGGCTTAACGAAATCAATAATGAATCACCTAAAAAATAAAAAACAATGAAAGTAAGTATTGGAAAGAACACCCTCGGCGGGGGTAAAAAAATGACGACACGGTTAAATAACTATAACCGTAGTACACACGACCTTAGCCATGTCTGCAGAACATCGGCTGCTGTAGGAACTCTAATTCCCACATTCTATCAATTAGTATTACCAGGAGATACATTTCCTATACAAACTAGGTGTCACACTCTAACTCACCCAACTATTGGTCCATTATTCGGCAGTTTTAAACAGCAAAACGACTTCTTTTTCTGTCCTATCAGGCTGTATAATGCTATGCTACATAATAATGCATTAAATATAGGATTAAATATAAAACAAGTAAAATTTCCTATATATCCAATACCTTATGGACAATACACCAATAAAGAAAAAATGAAAGGAAGTAATGACTCTCTACTCAATGAAGTTAATCCGAGCTCACTAGTCGCGTATACAGGAGTAAGAGCCCTATCAACCTTAGAAGGTTATGGTAGAACACAAAAAAATTACAACTGCATTAAATTAATGATGTATTACGACATCTTTAAAAATTATTATGCAAACAAACAAGAAAAAAATTTTTATGTAATATCTGGAAATACCTATTACACGTACAAACAAATAGCTAGTTCACTTAAAAATGGTGAGGTATGTTTAACAATTGCAAACAGTGCCAATTCTCAAAACTCATGGAAAATTGTTGCCACAGGTCTACCGAATACAAAAGGGAGCACAGGTGATTATCCCAAAACTAACACTAACCACCAGGCATGGGTATTAGCAATAAATCCATACACCCAAGACTCGAAAATAGGACAAGTTGAAGTAAAAATAAATTTTAATACAGGGTGGTTAACCGAAACAGGAGGCAATGTAGGAGGTTTAAAAACTATTAATATTTATGGAACAATAAACAACCTTGTAGAAAATAAAATTCTAACAAATATTACAGGAAAAGTTGAAGCTCCTATTGAAGGAATAGAATATTACAAAATAAATGTAACTACATTCCTACCAAAAGAACAAACCCTTAAAACATACTTTTACGTGAACGAACCAACTATGGCGGTAAGCGTAGAAGCAAGATATAATAGCTATCGATTAGATACAATTGACGATATGAGAGAGAGTGTACTCACAGCAGGAAAGACTCAATACATATCACAAGAACCGTTCATAATTGATATCTTCAAACCTATACAAACAGAAAATGGTCTAGCACCAAGTTGTTCACAGCCATTGGTAGGTCTTGCACTTAAAACATATCAAAGCGATATTAATACCAACTGGGTCAACACCGAATGGATAGATGGGGAGACAGGTATTAATGCCATTACAGCTATCGATACAAGTTCCGGAAGCTTTACACTCGATACCTTAAATCTTGCGAAAAAAGTATATACCATGCTTAACAGAATTGCCGTAAGCGATGGAAGTTATAATGCATGGATACAAACAGTATACACAAGTGGAGGGTTAAATCATATAGAAACACCTATATATCTCGGAGGTAGCTCCCTCGAAATTGAATTTCAAGAAGTTGTAAACAACAGCGGAAGCGAAGAACAGCCATTAGGAACATTAGCCGGTAGAGGTATTGCAAGTAATCACAAGGGAGGAAATATTATATTCAAAGCAGATGAACCCGGATACATATTTTGTATCACCTCTCTCACTCCAAGAGTAGATTATTTTCAAGGTAACGAATGGGACAATTATTTATTGACACTAGACGATTTGCATAAACCACAACTTGACGGTATAGGCTTTCAAGACAGATTGTACCGAAGCGTAAATGCAAATATACCTTACGCAATGTCGAGTAAATCAATCGGTAAACAACCTGCATGGATTGAATACATGACAAACGTTAATAAAACATACGGAAATTTCGCACTTATCGAAAACGAAGGTTGGATGTGTTTAAATAGAATATTCGGAGAAATAGATACCTATACAACTTATGTATTTCCACACCTCTACAACAACATCTTCGCCGATACAGATATAACTGCCCAAAATTTTTGGATTCAAATAGCGTTTAATACAAAACCAAGACGCGTTATGTCAGCAAAAGTTATTCCTAACATTTAAAACTTATAATCATGATTAAACCAAAATTATATTCAAGACCGCCGATAACAAACTACGAATACCAAGAAGGAGAAAGTATTGAAAATAAAGTTCGTAGAATTACCGAAAACAACGAACCTATCACAGACGGGGCACCAATCATCTACACAAACAGAGATGACGGAGTATTACCGGCTTACAACATCAGAACTGACCGTTGGGAAATAGCACAACAGGCAATGGAAGCAGTCAACCAGGCTAACCTAGCCAAATCAAAAAACTACGGAAAAATAGAACAACAGGAACAGAATGCCCTCGAATCAAAGGAGATTGGAGATACTCCTTCGCAACAGGATTCGGTGGGATAAACCACACATCTAAAAGGCTGGGAGTCAGAGAGTTATTCTCTACTCCCTCCATTTTTCACAAAATGGTACGCATGTAGCATATATTATCTAGTAATAGGTGTACCCCTTGTGAAATTACAAGGGCGAAAAATTAAACAAACAAAACAATATGGGATTCGGAAAATTATTTACAGAAAATTTAGCCGGTTCGGGAGCCAGCAGTTTAACAGGATTGATATCCGGTGGTATAAGCCAAGCATTAGGATTAAGTTGGTCACCAAGAAAAGCCATGGAAGAACAATGGAAATACAACAAAAACATCATGGCACTACAAAATCAATACCAACAGCAAGCAGCTGCGCAATCACAAAAATATGCAAAAGAATATTGGGATTACACGAATGCAGAAAATCAAGTTGCACATTTAAAAAATGCTGGCTTAAACATAGGGTTAATGTACGGTCAAAGTGGAGCAGGAGGTATGGGAGCGAGTGGAGGGGCTCATCAAGCAGCACCAGAACAACCACAAAGTAACCCTGTTGCTATGGCTTTGCAAACGCAACAAATCGAACAACAAAGGAGAATGAATGACGCACAAATAGCACTAGCAGAAGCACAAGCGAGAAAAGCGGACGAGGAAGCGAAAAAAATCGGAGGTGTTGATATTGAAGAAGCTTATAAACGTATAGAGGAAATGAACGCAAAAATCAACGACCTTATTGCCAGCAAAAATTATAAAGAAGCTGAAACAGAGCTTTCTAAGGCAAAAAAGGCAACAGAAGAAACGATACAACGGCTCAACGAGGCGAATGAAGCACTATCAAGAGCAGACATAAGCAAAGCATTTGCAATAGCTACGCATTATTCCGAAGCAGCTCACAAAATGTATTGGGAATACCAAAGAGAAAAACTCGGATACGAATACGACAAAGAAACATTGCAGGATAGAATTGACGCAGCATATTATATGAATTGTCAGATAATTGCGTTAACGGCAAAATACAAAAAAGACGTCGAAGTCGGGGACGCACAAATAAAGCAACTAGTAGCAGCGGCAAAAGAATTGAATGCATTGGCGGATAAACACGATTGGGACAAAGAAACGTATCGCAAAGAAGTAGAGAAAATGATTGAGCGTTGGGAGGACCAAACACTGAACGAACGTATAAACATGGGGCTTGAATTTGGAGAGAACATCGTTGAATTATTATTATCGCTAAG